ATTTATACTCCCAACCGTGGCTGACTCATCCACTTTGTGAGAGGTCTCTCCTTTTATAATTTCCTGTTTAGATGTTCTTTCTTTAATCTACTGATCTGGTCGAACGACTCCAAATCCCGATCAAGTGGAGCTTCAATCGTTGCATAGAAGAATGAAGAACAGATCGCTCCAATCCGGACCATATCACTCTATGCAATGGGACAAGTTTATAAGTCCATTCCGGGGACCATCATAGTTTATACCCTCATTTCGGAGGTTTGCAACGTTATTGCAAATATTCTTTAGAATATGATTTAAATCGTGAATCATAGTTCCCAAAATGATGCGTGATTCCTAAACTCTTACATCTCGCATCCAACTTTTTCTTCACGGTAAAGAAGTAATCACGGCCATGATACATGGCCTCAATTCCTGCACTTTCGGTTTTCGCTATAAAAGCTTCATTTTCAGTCTGGTTGCCCTCCACTGAAACATACATCAACATATCTCTAATTACTCCTTCCTGTAAAACAGGAAACACCTTACCCTTCTCAACTCTAAATCCTCTCTTCAAAAAGTCTATCTCCTCACGTGCGAGGAAATCTTTAAGATCTCCATTGTTTTTACTTGGCGGAGTGTATCCCATGCCAAATAATGACTTGAAAAGGATCTGGAGCCTCTTCATAGTAAATCGGCTCTTCAGAGTAGGATGACAAACACTATAGAGAGAATCATCTCCATAGACGACTAGAGTAACGAATTTCTCAAAATGACCTACTTCTTTATGCAGACCCATTACCTTATATGAGATGGCATGAACTAACCAGTTAACAAAAGAATTGAAAACCGCTGTCAGAAAATTTCCCGATGAATTTTCGCCACTAACTGTGTATATCCTCCCTCCACATATGTGGAGTGTGCTTACCAAGGAATAACACAGATTTCTCAAGCGATACATCTCGGGTGTTCCATCTGCATATTTGTAAAACATATTACAGTACAGGAAGAAGGCGTGAGAAAAATAATAAAATATAGACTTATCATATCTCTCAAAATCTCCTCCTCCCACACAGAAATTCTGATCATCGGGCTTAATCTTCGAATATAGCACTTCCCAATCACGAGAATGTGGATTAATTCCCACTTTCATCCCGGCAGCGCTATGGTGTTTCTTCAAAAGATCAACTAGAGGACCAAATTGTCGTTTCATGACACAGAAATGCTCAAATGAACTCACGCAAAAGGGACGTGGAGTTTCAAATTTTGAATTTGCCGTGGGTCTTAGCTCAGCTTTCAAACAGTCTATTATCGAGGTAGGGACCCCACTGTTTTCTTGGCTATAATCTTCCCATAATTGATCTAAAACAGATATATGTTTGGGATCTATCGTCCTTTCTTCCACGTTAAACTTGTCTCTGCGTTTTTCATTGCGATAGCGACCAGGATGCCCGACAGATGTGCTAGCATCAGCCGCATTAACTTCTCCTGGCACACCCAAATGAACATCGTTCCAATCGTATTCTACCACATCTGGTATCGGTTGTCCTCTCGGAATGTGATCGAAACCTCTAGTTAAATCATATATGTTATCGGTCGTTGACATCATATCAATAATCTTTTCGCTAACTACTGGACGTTCTACCACTGTCTCCCATTTCTTCTGCGCTCTTTGTAAAGGCGTACTATCTTGAGTAGGATCTATCCACACCTGAGATGGACTAGATACCGTTTCAAACAAGTCACAAACCTCCGTTCCATCATTGAGAGTACGGGCTCGCATCGGTCCTTTGCGTATAGGATTCTTTTCAGGAATTTTATAAGGTCTCTTCATTGTGCCAACATAAGTAGTTGTAGGCACGCCCATATCTTCCCGAATTATATAATCCGAAATTGGATCTTCAGCGGGAAATTCCATCTGAGCTTCTACACTCGTGGCTAACATTTCTTGTGTAATAACACTGGCCAAAGCATCATCTCCACTTCTGCCAACATGCAAACCCACTATAAAAGGACCGGAATCTAGCGATTTAACATCTATCCACGGACACATACAATCACCAGGCACGCCCCTACCGTCATGGATAACCAGCGCGTGCTTTAGACGAACTTGTACGAGATCTCCTTCTGTATTTCTAATTTGAGTGGTCCATGGGCTATCAGCTATATATGAATACTCCTTAGAGTTAACCACTAACGAAGATCTATCGCCCAACATCACATCCTTGATCATGGCCTTAGGTCCAAATTTAACCATATTTTTAACATCTTTATCCTTTGGAAAATAGTTGGTTATTTTGGTTATACAAGAGCCCCCATATGCGGGGCGATCTACTCGCAAGATGTCAACATCCACTGAATATTGATCTAGCGATGTGCGATGTACGTTTCTCCGCGAAACGTAACAATTAGAATTGGCCTTCCCGCTATACTTATCATGAATGTACATTCCTGAAAATTCCATCGAACCATAAAAATTCAACGCATGTCGAGGCACTAACATATTGTGAGAAGTATAAAACAAGGCCCTAATTTTCACTTTCTTCCCATTTGGGAAACACAAAGTTATTGCCCTCATATTCGTGGCTAACTTCTTAAATCGTTGTCCATGAGTATCAACATAACTATAAATCTGATCCTCCTCCTCACTTGAAGAGGAGCTACTCGAAGAAGTATCTGAACTGCTGGATGAAAGTACATCTCCAGCATGTCCTCGAGCATAATGATACATCGCTTCCTTTTCTTTCCTTATACGGTCGCGCTTCCTGTAGCGAGCATATCGTCGGCGATTTGCCGCTCGACTTTTAACTATATCATTAGCGTCCCCATGCTTATCTCCACGTGAGTGAGCTTTAGCTTTCCTACCTGAAGTTGGTCTACGAGTAACCAAGGAGCTCGAAAGATATATTATTCCTTTAAGGAAACAAGCTCCTATTATAACCACCATCGTCACACCAATTCCGAGGCAGATTATGTAGTGCTGCACCAATGTGGCGTATAAAGCATGTTTAATATATCCCAACATCATAATTATGAATTGGGACATTTGTGCAAAATATTGGGCACACGCATTCTTTAAACAACGAATACTATCCCCAAATGATGGACTCATGTTGGTACGTCGCGGATTCGCTGCCCACTGTCTTATTACCGAGGAAACTGTTACAAAATCAGAGAAATCATAATCCCTCTCCCCAGTGTTCATCAGAACAGCCAAATGATCCATCAAATTGTCCATAGCTCTAATGGTCCTATCAGGAGTTTCCCCGAACATTGCCACATTTCTAGCAGTACTCGACAACATGAGAGTGAAATATCGCATATCCGCAAACCCTCTATGGTCACGAATAAACTTTTCCGTGTGACACTCCAGGCTCGAGTGTATCTTATTTAAATAGTCGACCAATCCGTCTAGCTGTGAATCCAAATTTTGAGGATGACGTTGTAAAAATATCAATAGCTCTGTTGAAGCGAACAAAACGTCTTCAACTAGATCATCTCTATATTCGTCTTGGAAGGAAATATAATAATTATCTCCAAGTCTTTCATCTTCTCTATTGGCATAATAAGGATCTGCTTCATAATAACGCGATCGGGTATCGCCATAAACTCTTCTGTCCAGAGATATTGCATGTTTGTAGATTTCACTTGTAACTGCATCTTTGGCCTTAATGGCGCATGATGTTAATGAACTCCAAGCCCCGGCAGCTAAGCTCTGAATATCAGCATATGATATTTGGGCCTCCGCCAGTTTTATTTCCTCTGTTGATGAAGATGAGAGCTCTGTATCATCGAAATCTCCCAATTCTACATCTTTTTCCATAACTTCTCGAGGGTCCACACAAAAGTCCACAAATTCATCCAAGGAATCATAGTATGGATCACTATCTTCATTTTCTTGTGAGAAACCCAACTGAGTCCTCCAGTCGGTCTCCAAAATTGTGCTTGTTGTAGGTTTAGCCAACAGTCTGCGTTTCATAATCTCATACATTATAATAACCAGGTCAGAAAAAAGAATTTCATTTTTCTTATCCAAACACGCTAACAAAGCAGGCTCCACTCCTGTAAATTCCAATCCATTATCACCTTGTTTGGGCTTAGAGAAAAATTCAAATTTCCACATCTTGTTAAGTGTATCAATATCATTTACTGTAGTAGGTTCTCCATCTGAGAAATACTTATCTGATCCCTCTGCCTTAGTAACTTTCAAAGGCAAATGCAATCTTCTGACCAAAGCTCCCGGATCTTGCAATCCTAAGGTTGAGAAATCTCCACCAAAGTTGGTTGTAGCTATAACCAACTGCGACGTGAAGAAACTTTTTCCTTTCTCGCCGAAAGCCCTGTTTAGACTATAGACAGAAGAATCTATCATTTTCATAACTTTTCCCGCTGTTTCAGCCAACTTTTCAGTAGCCCGAAACACAAAAAGCTCATTTGCATCAACTGCCCACTGGCCTATATAACCTTCCCAGTAATCTGTCGTCTGGTCTAATGGGTATACAGCTCCGGCTCCAAAATCCTCAGCCAATATTAGATCCCGAACTTCGGGGTCTTCTTTAAGCAATTTAAACAACATCGGCAACAATATATCTTTAATTGTAGTTTTGCCTTGTTTCGGAGGACCATATAAATACAACATCAAAGGTGTCATTCTAGCTATTACCAAAGCTGAACACGCATAATTCTTTTCATAAAACGATCGGAACAAGCCATGGCATATATTGAAAGATGACATGACAGGGCTAGGTAAGGTCCGAACCCCAGCAATTTCATTTTGGATTTGGATACCCTTCATTCTTAAGGATACCATCCGAGTCGAAATCTCCCTAGATGTCGCCAATTTACTCTCAAGATTTTCTATACTAAGAAAATCATTTACTTCTGTGACAAATTCCGAAATTTTACTCAGCAATTTGCCTTCTGGAAACAAATCCTCTCCAGTATACATCTTATATGCATAATTAATAAAGTCAGTTGTCCCCTGTTTCAGTGCTGTCAATACGCCAGAAACGTTACGAACTCCTCTAAACGCATCAAGAAATATCTTAGCGTTAGTTTCGCTAGCTACACTTCTACCCAACACTGATAGGAAAACGAACGATAAAATTGTGCTCACGTTTTCCATCATTCCTGCCTGGGCGGTCGCCACATTGTCAACCTCTATCGAATCTATAATTCGGGCCGTCTCATCGTGGGAAATGTCTTCCCCAGCTAACGAAAACAAGGCTTGAATGCTGGATATGGACATTTTGTCTCCAATATTGCTTGTCTTAATTAGAGTAATTATAGACTTAAGCACACTGACCGAGAGACTAAAGAAAAGAATTCCCAGAAAAACCTTCTTCATTTTCGAAGGAATCCCAGATATGACTGCGACTCCCGCAGTTATTACGTCCCCTACTTTCGCTGCCAGATCTCGTAACATTCTCCACATATTGGTAAAGAAACCTACAATATTATCCTTGAGCTTCGTAAAGAAATCCCGGATCAATCGGACAATAACACCCCATCCTATATCTTTAAGATGTTTAACATTTTCATCTTTCTTGAGATTTTGAACGATATAATCTACGATTTTGTCTTTACTTTCATCGTTCTCCAAATACTTGGATAGCTTAGACATCACCGTATTTATGCCCGTCTCAAGAAACGAGTCACCAATCTGCGCATCGGCTACTGTAAAACTTTTACCAATATATTCTCTAAAAGTTCTACACAATAATGCAGCTCTATGATGCACTTTTTGATCTCTATAAGTGAGAACTACGTTTTTCCAGAGCAAGATAAATTCCTTAATAAAATATTTATTTGTCATTCCTAACGAGTCTGCAAACTTACGAATTTTCTCATATTTAATTCTATTCGCATATGCAGACTGTATCTTTCCTCCATTCGAAACATAATCCCATTTCTTTTTAGTTAGAGCACTACGTATGTTGGCTACACAAACATTGAAATATCCATATTTTTCCAACATTACATACAGGTACTCAAGTCGTGAACGTACAAAACACTCAAGTCTCGGACCATTGCGCTCATCTATCATACCTCGATTTTTGTAAAAATTTCTTATTTTTCCAATACGCAAGACCCTCACAACCTTAACCAAATTTTGCATATTAGGGTCATAAGACGTCAAGCAAGGGGGAATTCGAGGTATTTCCCCATACATATTTTTCATTGTATTCGCATTAGTGTCTGTTTCCAAATATCCCCAGGCACTATCATCCACCTCCCTCTCTTTTACAGGGGAGGACTTTTTGATCTTAACGTCTGAGGAGCTATTCCACTCCCCGCGCAAGACCCAATCATAGGTAGGCAACTTTGGTCGATCATTCGACTCGAACTCAAAAGTAACCCATTTGGAATTGATTGTCTTGTCGGAATCAGCATTCGCAATATTTTCCGAATGGATCATATCGACCCACTTGGCTGCTCCATCTTTTTTGGCGAGTACCGCAGCTGGCACTTCTTTGATTTCAACATTCGTCGATCTCAGTGGTGGAAATTCTTCCATGTCCCCGTTCTCTATTTGAACCGGATCTTTTCCGAGGTTTTCCTCGGTCAAATCAGGCTTGAAGCATTCACTGTCAGCCCGACTGTCGGGACATTCGTCCCTCATGGCGTCTTTTCTCGACGCCTTTCCACGTTTAACCCCGTGAACAGGTTTAGCCTCAATCAAAGGCTCTCCAAACACGCTCTTGGCGGTTTGCGTATGAATC